CACCAGCACTGGGTAGCCCGAGGTTGTGGCCGGGGCGCCGCTGCCAGCAGTGCCCACCCGGACATAAACAATAGTCGATCCAAGATTGGTGAACACAATGGACTCAGACGTGAGCCCAAGAGTGACAGAGGCAGAAGTGACATTCGGAGTAACAGTGACGCCGAGGCTGTAAGCAGGTTGAAAAGCAAGGCCCATAAATTTAGTAGTTATCCAACACGATACCAAGTCTTAAGCACAGGCTCAAATTTGAGCCTAAAGAATCCTCCAGACACAATGGTCGTCGGAGCGCCAACAATTGACGCGCCATTCACATTCACAGTCAGTGTTGTAACCGTCTGTGAACTGGCTACAAGGATCTCTTGGTTCTCAATACAATTCGATACAGCAGGGAGCACGAGCGTGCCGGCAGCAAGAGTTCCACTAGGAGTCAATACAAGCCACACACTGGCGTCACCGTCGAGGATGTTGACAGTGAACCCCGTAGAGGTTGGCCCAGCGTACTGAATGACCTTCCCGTCCCCGGTAGCTCCAGCAGCCTGAACGTAGTCAGCCACTGTGCCGGCCAGAACCCGGTAGTCTTGACCATTGACGTTGACGGCAAAGTTGGTCGATGCCGTGACCGTGTCGATTAGAGAAAGGCGTTCAATGGACATACTAGGAGTTCCTGAAAAGGATTTGGCCGTTAGGCTGTACTTGTACTGGATCTAAATTTGGCACATCTACAAATACACGTTCAGTGCGCTTGTATCCAGCCCCAAGTGGCAAGGTTTTATCGTACTGCAACTGAATTGGAGCTGCTGCCTGCATCAAAAGCTGGTCGTAAGTGACCTTCGCGTTCGCTTTGGTATCAGGTGATACTTGCTTCCCGTAAGCCGGCGCCAAACGAACTGCAAGATTAAGCACCAAAGCCTCGTTGGCTTGCATCGGCGTATCAACCTCTTGGTCGATATTGCTGTTCTGCGGACTAATCGGCAAAGGATACCCAATACGGATGTTCTTCAGATACCAAGAAGACACCATCAGATCAAGGCGCCTTAGTGCGCTATCCAACTGATCTGCGGTCAGATCAAAGATGTACGATGCAAGGCCCATTTCCTCAAAGGCCTGCTCAATGATCTGTTTCTTGGTGTAGCCCATACTATTTGAGTGCTTCTTCGATTAGCTGCGCGATTTTCTTATCAGAAAACCTGCCATCAAACTTAATGCCAAGCTGAGTAGCTTTTTCTTCAAGCTCCTGACGAGTAGGCGGTGCAATGTCATCTGTCTTTACAGCCTCCACTGTTGCTTCAACCTTTTTAGGCTCAATTGCTTCTGGCAATGTGCAAAACCAGCCATCTTTGAGCCTCACCTCTAGCTCTTCAGCGTTTTTAACGCCTGCGAAATCGTATGTTCCGTACGGGCGCACATGCTTCCCGGGAACCCTGTAAACTATCGTGGGATATTCCATTCCCAGATTAATTACACAAAAGGGAGGGCGGAGTCAACCACCCTCCCCTGTGCAATTAAGGACTAAACCTTAGGGCTGGTTGAACAGGATGATCCCGCTCATTTCCGGCTGCTTATTCACCACACCGAAGATCGTATCCAAACGGTAACGAGTCTTCATGGTGTTGATGTCGTACTGCTTCTGCATGACCAGTTCGATGCCCTGATCGGTGGAAGCACGCATCACGTTTGCGCCGGCGTCCGTAGGCACTGCGTAGCGACCCGGGAGGATCTCAATCGCGTCCTTCTGCCAGAAGCAGTTGATAGGAGCTGCCGCAGTGTTCATGAACACGATGGCGCTGGTCGCAGACTTCACGTTCACCACACAGTTCTGGTACTCAGCCGTGGCGGCTGTGTCGTTCTCAGACTGGTTGGAGGTGATAGGAGGGCTGATAACCAGCGAGGTGCCGCCAGCGGGCACGCTGATGACCCGGAAGGTCTTCAACTGACCAGTGTCCTGCTTGGTGATGTGATGCACTGCATTGACGCCGGCGATGGTAAAACAATCGCCCACAGCAACACTGGCGCTGCTCGACACGGTCACCGTCTGGTAACGGTTGTCCACGTTGAGACGCTCAGAAGTCGTCGGGGACGAAGTTACAGCCTGAGGAATATAAGCATTCGCACCGGATAACGTGTTGATCGTGATGCTGCCACCGCCAGCGGCCACACCAATACGGTTTGCGTAGTCGAGCTTGAAGGTGTCGAAGCTCGCAACCTGGCCGATGAAGGCACGGTCATAAGCAGTCAACGTCTTACCCTGAAGCGTCTGACGACTAGCAAGGTTGCCCGCCATGCCGTTGTAGTCACGAGTGGACAGCGCCAAATAACGGGAATCGAAGTTCACGCCCTGCTCGTTGAAGATGGCTTCGCACTGGGCGACATCATCAAACCCGGAGGCAGCAGAGAGACGCTTCACAACGAGCGTGCCCTGCGAGGCGGCCACGTTCATAACAGCCACGTTGATGTCGGACGCGAGCTTCTGCTTGGCCGAATCACCGAGGCGCTGTTCCTGAAGCGCGTCACGCAGTTCAGTCGCAGTCATGATCCACGGCACAGACTGGTTGAACCCGATTGTGGCGGGTACAGCAAGCTGCGTGTAATCAAGGAAGTTCGCGGTCATATCAGTGCCCGAGTACGAGCGGCTGATATAAGGCTGCGGACGCCAGATGGTGTTGTTGGTGCGCTCCATCATCGTCTGGTCTGTGGTGTAGATCGAGACGTTGCGGGACAGGACAAGGGCGTCTTGGAAACCTTCAAGGAGGTTTTCAAAAGCTACCCGTTCTTCTTTGCTGAATGCATTAGCCATAACTTAGGATTGGTTTTTTAACTGACGTTTGAAAGCAATTACTTTGGTCATGTCGCCGGTGCGCGATGCTTCTTCACGCAACCGTTCCAACTGAGCGTTGGACGAGTCAAGACTCCCGTTTCCGTTAATCTTTTTTTCAGGAGGAGGAGCTTGTTTTCGAGAGGTCACAGTCAGTTGGGTTTCTAGTTTTGCTACAGCAAAGGCGAACTTAACGGGATCAGTAATCTCGCCCAGTTCTTTTGCTTTCTTTGGATTCTTACCCAAAGCATACACAACTACAGCCGGGTTTTGAGCCCCCTGAAGAATGATTCCCTGTTGAGTAATATTCAGAGTTTCAAGAACAGTCTCTTCAGCGTCTTCAAAATCAGATACTTTTAGTCCAGATTTAGACTGGGTATAGCCTTCCAACTTCTTTTGCCAAGATTCCTGTTCCGCCTGCTGCTTGAGTCTTTGCTTGGCATCAGTCTCTTCAGACTGTCGCTTTCGCTCAAACCAGCCAGCAAGTTCGTTCTCGAACTTATCTGAATCGTAATCACAGTCCTCAAGTGTCGGTTTCTTGCCAGCAACAACAGGATTATTCTCTGGAGCCGGTGAAACAGATTTGAGTCTTTCCTCAAGTTCGCGCTTCTCACGCTGCAACTCTCGGTAGTTCTTTCTCAGGTTGCGCACCCATTCGGGCGCCTGCTTCTCTTCCTCTTCCTGGGGTGGCGATTCCCCTGCGATAGTAACTACAGTTTCGTCTCCGGGATCTTCAGTTTTCTCAGGCTCCGTATTTTCTACGGCCTCTGTTACGACTTCAATCTTATCGGATACTTCTTCTGTTGCTTTATCGTCTGCCGGTGTGGTGCTATTCATAAGTCTAAAACTATCTCAACGCAATAGAAATTAACTATTGCATTGGCTGGGCGGGCTGAGTCAAGCGGTCAGCAAGCGCAAAAATGCGTTCTTGATCGGTTGAACTCACCTTGGAAAGCGTCTCAGTTGTCTTGGCCCGCGCCTCTTCAGCCTTAGCCACAGCAAGAATACTGTCTGCCTGCGCTTTAGAAGCCCGTGCAATGGCCTCTTCACTGGCTGCCTGCAAGTACTGCGCCTGTGGGTCAGGCTGGGCATTCTGAGCCGCTACAGCCATTTCCTGCGCTTCTGCCTCTGTAGGCTTGAGCACGCCCATCATCAAGAGCTTCTTGCGGAAGTACTCGCGAACGTCACTGATCCCTTCGCCTTCCATGTTGAGCATTGCCATGGCAGAGAGCACCTGAGTCATCTCAGGATCCTGAGTCATCGTCATCATGTCGGTCAGCGCCCGGACAGTAGCAAGCCGCTTGGTAGAACTGCTGGGTCCAACAGTGACGACAACGTCGTACTCAGCAGAAGACATGTCGTTTTCGTACTCAATTTCGCCTTCTTCATTAACCACTGGCTTAAGCAGCTCAACGGGTTCCATCTTGCCGGACTCGTGGACGGTCTTCATCTTGCGCCCTTCCTCGATAAAGATGTCACGAGCGATAGACAACCAGATCTCGCCACACCGTTTAATAGCCTTTGCCAT